CAGAGGTCCAGACGCCGTTCACGCTCACCGAAGACGGCGCCGCGTTTCCGCTCAACCAGGCCGACACGGCGATTGCGGACACCGACCCTGGCGCGCTGGGCATCACGGTCACGAACCACGGCGCTTCGCCCGTGACGTGGAACGGCAAGCAGTGGTCAATCACCGTCACCGTGCCTGCCGGTGTTTCGGCTTCGCAGGTCGCGCAGTTTCTGTCCTGGCAGACCGCGCAAGATGCGTTCACGCTCGGCGGCTTCCACAACATGGCGTGGCCCGTGATGGTGGTCGCGGTCGGCACCGCGCTTGAAACGCAGCGCGGGACGCTGTTTGGCTCTGCCGGTGCCACGCTCAAGGGTGTGCGGGTGGTTGATGCCAGCGAGAACGAGGTGGCGGGCTTCGCGCGGATGCAGGCGGATGATGGAAGCTACTACTCCCCAGCCGCCAGCTACACGCTGACTGTCAGCAGCATTGTGGCGGGGTCGCGCATCCTGATCCGCCGCACCGATACGCAAGTGGTCCTGGCCAATCAGACCGTCACCGGCACCACCTTCTCCTATACGTACACGCACACCACAGATATTCCGGTGGACATTGTTGTTCGCAATGCGACGGGTTCCCCGGCTTACCAAGAGTGGCGCACGACGACGACCCTTAGCGCAAGCAACAACAGTCAAACCGCCAACCAGCAGCCGGATCAATAGCCATGCCCATTGCAGCCGATTTCAGCATTTCCGCATCGGGCGACATTCGCCACGTCAGCGGAACCACCATTTATTCCGTCCTGGACCTGCACGCGTGGTTGCAGGACTTGGCCGATGATGCGTCGGCGGCAGGCAATGACCTTCTGGATATTCTGGCGCCAAACCCATCGAAACTGGACGGCCCGCGCGATGCGGCGGTGGCTTCGCGTCTCAATCTGCTGACAAGCGGTGCAATCACCTTCAATCTTGACGATGACGCGGCGCAGTACATCAACTTCGGCTCGGTAAAGCAGGCCAATGGCGATGTGCAGTATTCCGGCCTGAAGACCATCGGCGGCATTGTGGCTGGCAGCCCGATCTATGTGGTGCAGTCGGGGTCCAAGCTGACAAAGTTTTGGTCAGACGGGCATATTCAGGTTTTGGTGAAGGTCAAGACCGCGAACGCCTTTATTGACTCGGGCAACGTCACAGCCTTCAGCCGCAAATGGGGACAGACCTATTCGCACTTTGACGTGGGGCTATCCGCTGGTGGCGAGAGTAACGCTGCGCTTTCAACCGCGATTGACAGCAATATCCTGTTGACTGAGGCGCAGGCGGCGCTTCTTTCAACGAAGGTGGCGGTAGCCTTTGGCGATACCACGCAAGACTTGGGCAACGGGAATGGCGGCAAGCTGTACAAGGGCACAATTACCCTTTCCAATTCCTGCACCTTGCAAGAAGCTTACCAGTATCTTCAATACCTGACGCGCGAGAATAGCGCTGCCACCTTGAATAGCATTCCAGGCTGGCGGTATCGCGTGCTGAATGCGGCCTATACTGAAATCCCATCGGCGCCCTTCGGCACCTTCGCGGGCGGCACGTTCTTTGTGGCGCAGGGCTGGTTCATCACTGGCGTCCTGCCGGCTGAAAGCACCCGGTATCAGTTGATCGCGCATGACGGCACCGCGCAGGTTCCGCCCACGCTTATCGGCATTACCATCGGCAATCTGGTAGCTGGCGACCGGGTGCTGGTGGCGCGGGATAATGGATCGGGCGGGCTGTTGAAGGATGAATACACGCCTGTCGCGGCATCATCCGGCGCGACGGCCCTGACTGTGGTGGAGAGCATCAAGACAGACACGCCAAGCTCCGGCGTCATCCGCATCAAGGGGCTGCGCTACACCTATTCATCTTTCAATGCGGGCACCAAGACTTTCAGCGGCCTTTCCCCGGCGCTCGCGAGCAACATTGTCACGGCGGATGATGTTTTCGTGCCTTACATTGATCGGCAGGCTGCGGGTGCTACGGAAAGCGTCACCTTCATCTACGCCAGCAACTTCAATACGCGGGTGGATGTGCGGAACGGTTCCGGCGCTTCGCCCATCGTGCCGTTCAGCACCACGCTTTCCATCACCAATGCGGGCGGCAGCGTGAATGCCAGCCGTAACAGTGATGTGTAATGCCTTACTACATCGCGCCTTTCACCTTTGATTTCAGCACGTCGCGCATTGATGTTGACGCGGGTGTGGATGATGTTGATTGCGCTACGCTCTACACCGCAATCAAGGCAGCGCAGGCAAGTGAGGAGGGAATCATCTATGACCGAATCGGACGCGGATCAGGGCTCAATAACCTTGGCCCCGGTGTTCAGGTCGGCCTCACCGTCGAAGTACTGGGGGCGTGGCAACTTCGCTTCCCAGCCGGAGATTACGTCGCAAGGATCGCGGGTGGAAATTTCATCGGCGGACCAGGCGGAGACCCCATCGCCTATACGGCCGGGGTCCAAACCCTGCTGATCCAATCCGCGGCTTCAACCGTGGTGACGTCCGGCGGTAGCGTGCCGACTGCGGCGCAGAACGCGGCGGCAGTGCTGGCGGCGGCGCAGTCAACGCCGATCCATGCGGATATTCGCAAGGTGAACGCGGTTACTGTGGATGGCGCTGGCACTGAAGCTGACCCCTTCGGGCCGGTGTGATGGCTTCGGCTTGGGGTAAATCCTGGGGCAAGGCCTGGGGCAATGCTTGGGGCGTTATCGCCAACAATCTGCCGCTGGCGCGCGGCGTTTTTATTCCCGCTCTCAATCGCGGCGGCTTCAATCTTGCGACAAACCGCCTTGCGCTGCCCGTAGCAAGCGCAAGGGCGGCTTCTGTTGCGGCGCTGCTACGTCCGGCTTTCCATGCGGCGCAATCCCGCCCAACGCCTTCTGTGGCGGTTTCTCGCGGTGCTTTCTCTGCTTCTTTCGCCCGCGCTGCTTTTCAGGCGGCTCAGGGCAGGACTTTCACCCCGGCTGCATCACGCGGCGCCTTCACCCCTGCCCAGGCAAGGCCATGATCACAATCATCACGCCACCCGCGACCAATGCGCTTACCGTGCTGGCCACGGCGGCGCGCGAATTGGCCATCCCGGAAGCGACCTCCGGGCTGCAAGAACTCATTGGCCAGGCGTCAGATATTTGCGCGCGCTATTGCGGGCGGCCGGAAGGCTTTGGCCGGGCAACCGTGCGGCAGACTGAGCGCGGCGTCGATCTGCCGTGCATTATTCTCGACCGGGATTTGAACCCGGCCATTACCTCAGTCATCGAGGACGGCACCACGCTTGCCGCGACAGATTACGAACTCGACGGCTCGCTGCTTTATCGGCTGTCCGGCGATTATCGCATCCAATGGCGCGCCGCGGTGGTGCAAGTCACCTATGCGGCGGGCTATGCGCTGCTAACCGATCTGCCACAGGACATTGAACGCGCATGTCTCGCCACCTTGGCTGGTCTGCAAACCGCGCGCGGGCGAGATCCACGCATCCGTTCCGAAAGCGCCGATGGTGTCGGGTCCGTCTCATACCTCGACCCGCGCGCCGGGGCTGAAGCCATCCCGATTGAAGCCGCCGCGCTGCTGGCGCCGTGGCGAAAGATGGGCGCGTGAGCATCACCTCCGCTGTGCCGCGGCTGATTGCGCGCTTTGGCCGCCCGGCCACGCTGCGCCGCCGGCAAGCAATGACAACCACCTTCACGGAAATCTCCGTGACGGGATGGCTGCGCAGTTTCAGCCCGGAAGAAATCACGGGCGGCGTGATGAATGGCGATGCTGAAATGACAATCAACGCCGCGCCGGTCTTGGCGTCGGCAGGCTTTGCGCCCCCAGTCAAAGGCGATTTCGTGGCAATTGATGGAAAGAATTGGGCCGTGCTTGGCTGCAACCCCCTCATGGTTGCCTCTACGGCGGTTGCCTATGCCCTTCATGTGCGGGGCGGGTGATACATGAGCCCGGAACCTTGGAACGACGCCAGAGCGCGCCTTGTAGCCGCCGCGCTGCCCTATCCTATCGAGTGGCCGAATGAGGCATTCGCCGCGCCTGACTTGGCGGCTTGGCTTTCGGTTGAAGCTGAAGGCGATGTGCTGGAGCCAATCGAACTCGGCAACGGCGCATGGGAAGAGCGCGGCACCTTCATGGTGCATGTCATCGTGCCGCTCGGCACAGGCAGCGCCACCGCGCGCCAAGTGGCGAAAGACATAGCGAATATTTATCGCGGCGTGGTCGGGTACACCGTCTATCGCCGCGCATCCATCGGCGCTGGCGTGCCCAGCGAAGACGGGAAGTGGTGGGTTCTGACCGTCACGGTTGAATGGACCTACACGGACCGGCCTGCATAGCGCGGGCTTCAACGCGGCCCAGCCGCAGAACCTGAAAAGGAATTAGAGCATGAGCGGTTCTGTAACCGGCTATCAGGCCGGCATTGAAACGACTGAAACAACGCTTTCCTATGTGCCGGAAGCAACCTGGGGAACGGCGCCGAATAGCGCATTCACCGCGCTCCGCATCACCAGCGAAAGCCTCTCGGGCAGCAAGGCCCGCACGCGCCCGAATGAAATCACCGGCAGCCGCCGCGTGTCGCCTTCTGTGACGCAAAGCGAACAGGCCAGCGGCGCTATCAATTTCAACCTGTCCTATGGCACGTTCGACGATTTCTTCGCGGGCGCGCTTGGTGGTGATTGGTCGGCGGCGCAAACCATCGCGGGCGTCGCGGCAGACATTACCGTCACCACCGGCACAAACGTGCTTTCCTCCACCACATCGAACAAGTTTCAGAACTTGCTCGAAGGCCAGTGGATTGAATTGCGCGGCTTTACGGCTGGCAGCGGCGCCAACAACGGCTTTTATCGCATCGCCACCAAGACGAACAACCAAAGCCTCATTCTTGCCGGCAAGACCATCGCCAGCACGGAAACCCCGGCGGGCACGGCGGCGTCTGTTCGTAATGCCGGGATGCTGCGCAATGGCGACCTTGTGAAAAGCTTCCACCTGCAAAACCGCTTCGCCGCTGCGCTTTGGCTGCGCTACGCGGGCGCCATGGTGGCCTCGCTGTCGCTGTCTGGCGGCATGGGCCAATTCTTCACGGGTAGCCTGAACATCGCGGCGCGCGATGAAGTGAGCGCGATTACCGCCGCTGGCAACGGCACGGTAACTGCGGCGCCGACCGGCGGCTTTTTTAATGGTGTCGATGGCTTCAAGGGCGTGCAGATTGATGACACGGCGCTGTCTGCCGGCGTGACTTCTGTGGCGCTCACAATATCCCGCGAAGGCGCTGGCATGGATTATGGCATGGGCAGCGCCGCCGCTCAGGGCGCGCGGTGGGGCCAGGTGCAAGTCGCCGGGCAGATTGAACTCTATTTCAAGGACTTCACGCAATACGCGCTCTTTAAGAACGAAACGCGCTCGCGCGTGGCGTGGCGTCAACTCGACGCGCAGGGCAATAACTACATCTTCACCCTGCCCGGTGCCAATCTGATGAACCCGAACATTCAGGTCAACGGTCCGAACCAAGCTATTCTGGCGCGTTTCGACATTGAAGGCGGCAACGACCTCGCATTGCCCGCCATTCAGATTGATCGGTTCGCTGCCTAACAAGATCGCGGCTTCTTAGCCGCGATGCTCCCGCGCGGAGCAGGGGCTACCGGCACGGCGGGTCGCCGGTAGCCCCACCTTCCCGCCACCCGCCAATCCCGCAGAGGTTTCAATGACAAAGCTTAGCATGTTTGAGCGCGATACCGTTGCGCTCACCGATGGCGTTTGGGTAAATCCCGACCCCAAAAACCTTGACATGGAATTGCTGGTGAAGGCCCGCGATGCGTCATTCCTTGATGCGCTCTCGGTCGCCTATCGTGAATTGGTCCGTAAGGCCCGCGAAGATGGCCGCCTGAAATCCCGGCAAGGCATTTCCGATCTGCCGCCGTCAACGGTGCAGATTGCCGAGGATGAATTGATCCTTACGCGCCTGATGCTTGGGGTGCGGAACCTTGAAGGCGAGCATGGCCCGATTTCCATTAAGGAATATCGGGAAATGGCGCTGACTGAGCGCTTCCGGCCATTGCTGGATTTGGCCCGTGAAGCGGTGGCGATTGCGACTGACCGGCGCGCGGCTGACCGTGAGGAAGCCTTGGGAAACTCCGGCAATTCGCGGCCCATCAATTCCGGTGGAGCCGCGCCGCAGGAATAATCGAAGCGCTTGGCGATGATGAAGCAAAGCCCCCCGCCCTTGGCCCTGATCTGGTGTGGCTCTGGGCTGCATGGCAGGGGCTCTCAAGTGAGCGCCCCTGGATTGCGGGTGGCATGGGGCCAATGATGCCGAGCGAGACGCCATTTCGCGCCGCGCTGGCATGGGCCGATCATCGCGGCATTTATGGCGCTGACCGCGAATTACTGCTTGACGGCTTACGCGCGATTGACGGTGAGTTTTTCGCCGCGCATTCGGACCGGGTGAAGGCTTCGCAATGAGTTTCTCCCGTTCCGTCAAGCTTTTTGTGAGCCAACACCTAACCCCGCAGGCGCAATCGGCGGCGCTTGCCAGTTATGCGCGGGCGGACGTTGCGCGGTTGCAGAATGCGCGCCGCGCGCCATTGGATTACACGATTTTCGTCGATGGGCGCGAAGGCGCGGCGCCGGAGACTGTCAAGCCGCAAGGCACCATCGTTTTTCGCTTCAACGGCTTGGCTGAAGCGGTTGCTTTTGCGCTTGGCTTTTGCATCGCGCGCTCGCCGTTCAGGACGGGCCGCTATCGCAAAAGCTGGTTTGTCTTAGTGGATGGCCGCGCGTGGAATGCAGATTTCCGCGATATTCCGGCGGGGTCTGAAGTGTATATCGTGAACACTCAGCCTTATCACCGGAAGCTGGAAATGGCCGGCGGCTTGCAGCGCAGCACCACGCGGCTTTGTGCTGATGCGCTGCGCAAACGGTTTCCAGGCTTGATGGTGTCTCATGATTTCCTTGAACTGCCAGGCGGGCCGGCGCCCGCGCCATACAGAATGCGCGGCGGCGTAGTGTCGCGGCGGCGCTTTCGGCGGGCGCGCATGTCCAATCCCGGCGAGATGATGACTTACCCGGCGGTGATACTCCGCTGGCGTGATGCGTAGGAGGCGGCGAGCATGGCACAGGTAGCGCAGCTTACGACTGCCGAATACACCGCCCGCTTCAACGACCAGATGAGCCAGGGCGCCAATGCGGCGGCGCAGGCAATGGAGAAGCTTGGGCAGTCGTCCGAGGTGGTGGAGACGCGCGCGCGGCGAGTGTCGCAAAGCTTTGAGGCGCTTGAAGCGCGGCTTGATTCCGGGGCGCGAATGGCGCAGGCCAAGGCGCGCGCTGATGAGACAATGGCGCGGCAGATTGAACGGGTAAATCTCGCCGTTGAGCGTGGTCAGACTACACAGCAGCGCGCCAATGAACTAATCGCCCGTGCTAATACCGCGCGCGACACCTATATTGCCAAGGTTGGCCAGCAGATTGCGGTGGAAGAACGCCGCAACCAAATCTTACTTGGTGCGACGAACCAACAGAACAATTTCGCCGCCGCCAATGACAACGCAACGCGATCCTCGGGTCGTTTCGGCCAGGCGATGGGGCAGGCTGGTTTTCAAATTCAGGATTTCGCTACGCAAGTAAGCATGGGGCAGAACGCATTGACCGCGTTCGGTGTCCAGTTTGCGCAATTCGCTGGCATCTTCGGGACCGGCGGCGCCATTGCGGGCGCGGTGGTGACGGTTGGACTTTTGGCTTCGCAGTTTCTCTTGGCGGGGGAAAGCTCCGAAAAAGAAGCAAAGCGCATAGAAGAAAACTTCGCCGGCATGAAAAGGGCCGCAGAGGAAGTCAAGACGGTCATTGAAGAAATCAATGCCCTGTTTTTGACGGCGGCGGAACGCTCTGCTGCGGCGGCTAATCGCCAATCGGCTGAATTGGCGATGAATGCCCAGCGTTTGCTTGACATGACTATTCAGCGCAACGAGGGCAACGCTCTGGAATTGACGCAGGCGCAGCAGGAATTGCGCCAGGCGGAAGAGCGCATCGCGCGCCGTGATGCTGAAATTCGCGCGCGCACAGGCTCACGCGCCAATGAGTTTCAGCGACAGGACGAAGGCACGCTCTTTCCCTTGCGGCAGCGCATCGCCGGGCTTGAGGCGGATATTACGCGGCAAAATAGCCGAATTGGTGAATTGCTGGATGCCTTAAACCGCGCGCGCAACGCTGGCGTGGTGATGCCCGAAGAGGCAAACATGCCACCGGCGCCTGAGCGTGAGCGCGGCAACCGCGATGCAGAGCGTGAGGCATTGCGCTTGCAACGTGAAGCGGAGCGTGAAGCCGAGCGCGACCATCAAAGACTTGTGCAACAGGGCGTATCTTTGGCGGAAAATGCCGCGACTGAGGCCGAGAAATACGAAGCGCAAATTCGCGCTTTGGCGGCGGCTTTAAGCGCTGGTCGCGTGTCTCAAGATCAATACAATCGCGCGGTGTCGCAATTGAGCCCTGCCATGCGCGAAGCGCGGCAGGCCGAAGAACGCGCCTTGCAGGAACGCGAGCGGCTTAATCGCCAAGTGACTGATGACATAGTGCGGTATTCTGCGGATAGCTTTGCTACGCTTTGGAGCAACACCGGACGCGGGTTTGCGGGGCTCATGGAGAGCCTTCTGCAAATGGTGCGCCGGACTTTCGCGCGCATCGCGGCGGAGGCGGTTATCCGGCCAATCGTGACGCCAATTGTTTCCGGTTTTGTCACGCCTCTGATGTCTAGCCTTGGCCTTGCAGGCGCGATGGGCGGCGGGACTGCCAGCGCTGCAACGGCTGGAATTGGTGGCATTCCTGGTTCTGCTGGTGTTGGCGCTGCTGCTGGCGGCGGCGGTATTATGGATGCCTTGGGCTTTGGCGCTATCGGGGCGGGTATGGCCGGGCTTCTGGCCACCCCATTGTTCACCACGGCGGCCGTCGCCCCTGCTGGCGCGCTTACTGCCGCGCAAATGGCCAATCCGGCATTTGCTGCTGAAGCAATGGCCGCAGGCGCGGCAACGGCGCCGGGCGCCACATTAACGCTCGGCGGCGCGCTTGGCGGCGCGGCTGCTGGTATTGGGCTTGGCACCCTGGCGGGCATGGGCACTGGCGCCATTCGCGGCACAGAAAACCCCATGATGGGTAGCTTGATGGGTGCGGGCCTTGGTGTAGGTGCAGGCTTTGCCGCTTCAGCCCTTGGCTTGTCACTTTTGGGTCTTGGTCCGGTTGGCATGATGATTGCCGCTGGCGTTATGGGCGGCGCTGCTGGTGGCTTGTTTGGCCCAACCAAAAAAGGCAACGCATCCCGCGCGGGTGGCGATGTGTTCCTGGGGGTGGACGCCAATGGCCAGCTTACCATCACCGGGGCGCGCGGTAAGCGCTGGGACCAGGGCGGCGCTACGGCGGCGGTGCAGGAACAGCTGAACGCCATCAACGCGCAAACCAGCGCGCGCGGCCTGACCTTCGCCGGGCCTGGGCAAGCGGCGGTTGGCTTTGGCCAGGCTTCCGGTTCGCCGCGCGAGTTGTCCTTGACCGCACTGGTTGGCCAGCTTCGCAGTGAAAACGCCAATCAAATGCGCGCCTTCGGCACTTTGGCCGGGCGCGGTGCGGGGCTTGAGGAAGCGCTTTCGGCGGCTGATTTCGTGGTGCAGATTTTCGAGCCGCTGGGCAAGGCGGTGGAAAAAACCAGCGCTTTCAAAGGCGCCATGGAAGCGCTCACTAAGACCTATGATGACGCTATCACCCGCGCCAAGGATTTGGGTCTGGCCGAGACAGACTTGCAAACCCAACGCGCCGAACGTGTGGCCAAGCTTGAAGCCGACCGCGCGCGGGACTTGGACATTATCGACCGCACATTGGCCGCGCGCCGCATGGCGCTGTCTGGCGACAATCGCAACGCCACGCTGACCCAATTCGATCTGAGGGCGGAGGCGGAGTTGCGCGCCTTCCGGGATCAGCTTTTCCAATACGGCTTGGAAGAAACCGGCGATGAATACCGCCGCCGCGTGGTGACGCTGGAACAGACAATTGCCGATGAACGCCTTGCGGTCATTCGCCAGTTTGACCAACAAATGCGCGGCATTTCGCAGGGCTTGCTTGAAAGCCTGACGCTTGGCGATTTGGGCGGCCTGCCGCTTGAAGCGCGCTATGGCGCGGCGCTGTCTTCGCTTTCGGCGGCGCAGCGGCCCTTGCTGGATGGTGCCACGCCGGAAGAATTGGCGGAATTCTCTCGCGTTGCGCAAATCGCGCTGCCCATCGCCAAGGAATTCTTGGGCGTGTCCGGTTCCTTTGCGGAACTCGTGGCGGACGTTGCCCGCACGCTGCGCACCGCCGCGCCGGGCAGTGACCCGGCCAATCTTGGCGCGCTGTTGGAAGCCCAGGTCGCGGGTTCTGACCGGCTGGAATTGGCGGTGATCAGCACCGGCAACATGCAGACCGAAGTGCTGCGCAACCTACTGACGGAATTGCGCCGCTTGACCGCACAGAATGAAGCCTTGCTGGCCCGCGCCAGCGTCTAAGGGGAAATCGCCATGCCTATTCCGGCTTTCAGGGCCAAACAATCCACGGACACCGCAGGCACCGGCACGCTGGTGCTGAACGCGGCGGCGACCAATGCGCGCAGCTTCAACGCGGCCTTCGGCGCATCCGCCCGGCGCATCATGTATTGTATTTCATGGTCCACGGGCTTTGAGATCGGCTACGGCGATTTCGACGGCGGCACGCCTGGCAGCCTGACGCGGGCGACCGTGCTGGCGTCTTCCAATGCCGGTTCGCTGGTGACGCTGCCCGCTGGCACCAAGGATGTCTTCGCCGTGTTTGAACCCGCCGCGCGTGAGGTGGTGGCCATTTCCGGCACGGCAACGCTGGCGCTGGCGGATTTGGGTAATACGGTGGTGTTCAGCGGCGCTTCCGCTGCAACGCTTAATCTGCCCGCCGTGGCGACGGTGCCGAATGGTGCGGGCTGGCTGGTGCTGAATGCGGGCACTGCGGCGCTCACGATTGACCCGAATGGCGCGGAAACCGTGAACGGTGCGGCGGCGCTTGTGTTGCAGGCCGGTCAATCTGCCATGATGTTGCGTGTAACCGGCGCTTGGCAGGCGGCTTTGTTGGGTGGAACCGCAGTCGGTCTATCCTTGCTCGGCGCCACCAGCGCCACGGCGGCGCATGATTTGTTGACCGCGCCGGAGGTTGATGTTGCCAGCGCTGCCACCACAGATATCGGCGCGGCAAATTCTTCCAACATCCGCATTACCGGCACCACTACAATTACCAGCTTCGGCGCGGCTTTGAATGGCGTGCGGCGCCATGTTCGCTTTGCAGCGGCGCTGACGCTCACGCATAATGCCACCAGCCTCATCCTGCCCGGCGGCGCAAACCTCACTACGGCGGCAGGGGATACGGCCATCGCTATGTCGCTTGGGTCCGGCAATTGGGTGGTGGTGAATTATATGCCGGCGGGTGGGTATGTGCGGCCCGGCGCGGCAACCGCGTCCGCGCTTACCTTAGCAACGGCGCGTGTTCTTGGGCGCGTCTCAGCAGGCAGCGGTGCCATTGAAGAAGTTCCGCTTGGCAATGCAGCTGCGGCGCTTGCCTTGGGTATTTCTCGCGGCACGGAACAGGCCACAACAAGCGGCACGGCCATTGATTTTACAGGCATCCCCGCTGGCGTGCGGCGCATTACCATCACCTTCAACGGCGTTTCATTCACGGGCACTGATTCCCCCGCCATTCAGCTTGGCGATAGCGGTGGGTTTGAAACTACCGGATATACCGGGCAGGTTGGCATCGCGGCGGGCACCGGGGTTGGAACATCTCTGGTTTTTTCATCAAATTTCAATCTGTTGGCAGAAGTGTTCGCCGCCGAAACATGCTCCGGCGTCATTACTCTGGTCAATCAATCGGGCAATCTTTGGCTCTGCACCGGCATGTCCAACCGATACACTACAACCCAAGTCCAGGTCAGTTCCGGCCAGAAAACCTTGAGTGATGTTCTGGATCGTGTGCGCTTCAGAGTAAACGGCGCTGCATCTTTTGATGCGGGCGCGGTCAACATTATGTGGGAGTTCTGATTATGAAGCGCATTGAAGTGAACGTGATGACCGGCGAAGTCACTGAGATTGAATTGACGCCGGAAGAACTCGCGGCGCTGCCGCCCCCGTTGCCGCCCCAGGTTCCAACTGAAGTCACCAATTTGCAGGCGCGCGCCTTACTGATGAACATGCCCGGCAGCGCGCCGGGCCGAAGCCTGTTTCAAGATGTGGATGATACCCTGCGCAGCCTTGGCGGCGTGGAATGGCAGGCCTGGGAATACGCTTCAGTCTTCCCGCGCCATTCCGCTTTGATTGCTGCCATTGGCGCGCAACTCCAACTTGCCGATGCGCAGCTTGATGCGATGTTTATTGCGGCTGGCGCGATTAGCGTCTGATGAAAGCCTGGCGCCTTGTGCTGGCGGAACTCAACACGCCAAGCGCGCAACGTGACCAGTGGTTTTTGTGGTGTGCGGGGCAAATGGCGCACGCCATGATCGGCGCGGTTATCGCGGGCGGCTTGCTGTTTGTGCTTGCGCCCGGCTGGGCTTTCGCCACGGCGACGCTGGGCTATGCTTTGGCTAAGGAAGTGCCAGATTTCTGCCGCGCGCCTTCATGGGCCACAGCGCGGGATTGCGTGCAGGACGCGCTTTTCGTCACCAGCGGCGCGGCTGTAGCGGTGGCAATTGCCGAAGGGCTGGTGCTGCTGTTCATCGGCGCGGTTTTGGCGGCGGCAATCGGCCTTTGGTGGGGCACAGCGCTGCGTTTGAAGGGGGCTGGCAATGTTCGCAGATGACGCACCCGGCATGGACGCGCCTGCCATCCTTGCGGCGGGCATGTCCAATGCAGGCCTGGCCACGCGGCCCGCGCTGACGCTTGGCGGCCAGCCCGGCGCGGTGGTGCTGCTGGTGGAAATTACAATGAAGGCGCCGGAATGATGATGGCATTTGATGCGCCCGGCCTAATGGCCCCGGCCTTCCTGCCGGATGCGTTTGTCTCACCGCAGAACATCGCCACGCTGCGCCTTGCCTCGGCGGGGTTTGTCTCGGCGGCAGGCGATACGCCTGCCACCACTTATTTCGAGCCGCGTATCCTGGGGGATATTGAAATAGGCCAATCCGCCGCCGATGCGCTGGCCGTGGGCGGGCGTGTGGCCCTTGCGGTGTCTGAGGTAGCCTTAGCCGATGGTGATGGCTTCAGCGCCGATCTGGCGCGGTATGGCGTGGCGGATGGTCGCGCGGTGCGGGTGCTATCGCTGCCCGTGGTGGATGCCCGCGCTACTGATTTCGGCACCACCCTTGCCGCCGCCGCCGTGCCTTTCACGGGCGTGCTGCGCAGCATTGACCGCACGGGCGAATTCGCCGCGCGTATGGCGCTTGGTGACATGACGGAACGCATGGCGACACCCCTGCAAGCGTTGCTGTATCAAGGCACGGGCGGGCAGGAAGGCGGGGCGGAACTGAAGGGCAAGCCCAAGCCTGTCACGCTCGGCCAGGTGTTCAATATATTGCCGGTGTTCCTGGGGAATGTGGATCTGGGCGCGGGCAGTCTGCCAACCTATCAATCCCATTGGCGCGCCGTCGAAGGACATGACGTGGTGCGCATCCGTGGCGTGTCGCAGGCTATCATCACCGCAGGCACGCCAACCGTAGGGCAGGCGCGGGATTGGCCGGCGCTTGGCATGTTCCAGCTTGGCGGCGCGCCTGATGGTGATGTGACGGCCGATTTACGCGGCGATAACGTTCCGAACTATGCCAACACCACAGGCGGAGTACTGCGCCGCTTATTGCAAAGCCTTGGCGCGGGATACCTCGCCAGTGATTTTGACGATACCGCCTGGGGTTTTGCCGAAGTGGATTTGCCCGGCATTATTGGCTTTCACCAGACTGCTACCGTCACCAGCGCGCTTGCGGCGGCCGAAGAAATCTTGGCCGGGTCAGGCGCCATGCTGGCAGCCGGGCGCGGTGGTCGTATTCGCTTGGCGGACCCGCTAGCAACCGATACCGCGCAATTCGATCTGCCTTCAGCCTGCATTCTGGCCTGTGAGCCTTTGCCGCTGCCCGCCAATCTGCGCCCATTGCCGCGCGCGGTGGCAGTGCGGTGGCAGCGTAATTATGCGCCGCTGTCCAATATCGCGGGCGCGGTATCTGCGGCTGATCGGCAACGGTTGGGGCAGGAAGGTTCCTTCGCCCGGGCGGAAAGCAGCGTCATCACTTCCCGCGTGGCGCAGCAGCGTGAAATCGCCTTCCCGTCCGCGTATTGGACCGAAGCGGAAGCCCTGGCGCGCGCCGCCAAATGGCGCACGGTTTTGGAAGCTGGCCCGCGCATGGTGCGGGTGCTGACAGACCGGCTGCTGGGGCAAGTGGAAATTGGCCAGATTGGCCGCGTCACCTATCCGGCGTTTGGGTTCGACAACGGCTTTGCCGGCGTGGTGGTTGGCTGGCGTGAAAACCTGACCGCGCGGCGCATTGAAATAACCTTGTGGGGGGCGGGCTGATGCCGGGCGCATTCCTGTATGACAATGTGGTGCAGGGCGCCACGCTGGCCAGCGCAGAAGCAAGCGTGGCCACGTTGCCATTAAGCAACCTGCAAGACGCCCAGCCGCGCCGCCGCACGCGCTTAATGGGCAGCACGGCAACCGTCACCGCTGACCTTGGCAGCAATAAATCCGTGGATTGCGCGGCGCTGATTTCCACCACGCTTGGCGCTGGCGCCACGGTGCGGGCGCGTGTCGGGACTGAAGCCGCGCTGGTGGAAGCCGCGCCGATTGTTGATTTTGACTTCATGACGGGCGTGTTGGACCCGCGTATAACGGTATCGCGCAGCAGCGCAGCGTGGCATTTCAATTCAAGCGGCAATCTGGTTCAGGTAGCCAATAACACGGCGCGATTTGATCACGACCCGGTAACGCTTGAACCGCGCGGGTATCTGTTGGAACCAAGCCGCGTCAATGCCGCGTTTTATTCCCGCGATTTCACCAATGCTGCATGGGTAAAAACCAATATCACGGCGGCGCTTGATGTGGTGGGGCTTGATGGCGCGGCTAATACCGCATCCCGCCTGACTGCCACGGCGGCAAATGCAACCGCGCTGCAAACCATCACAGCCGCCAGCGCCGCGCGTGTGACTTCCTTTTATGTGCGGCGCATCACCGGCACCGGCACGGTAGAAATCACGCAAGACAATGGCGCGACATGGACCGCCATTTCAATCACCGGCACTTGGCAGCGCTTTACCACTGCCGAGGCAACCATCACCAATCCCGTGATTGGCCTGCGCCTTGGCACTGATGGCGATGTGGTGGCCGTGGACGTGGCCCAATGCGAAATCGGGTCTTTCGCAACCAGCCCCATTTTGACTGCGGCGACTGCGGTTACACGCTCGTCTGAGTCTGCATCAATGCCTTATTCGGTGCCAAGTAATTTCAGTATGTTTACAGAGGCACAGCATACGGCGGCGGCCGTAACTGGTGTGCTTCATCAAGTTGGTGTTGATGCCGGTAGTTCGGCAAACTTGTTTTATTTCCGAATTGCGGTGTCAAGCGTCATTTATGCCGATGCGACTGTCACGGCTTCAAGTGTAAATGTCGCAAATTTTTCAAACATTTTTTTTACTAATCCGCAGATTGTGAGGCAGGCTGCTGCTTACGCCCAAAATGATATGGCGCATACTGCAAATGGTAGTGCCATATCGGTTGATTCTTCGGGCGTCTTACCGGCATTGACGCGTATCGTGGTTGTGGCGCAAGGCCAAGCCATCACCTACCTGCGCCGCTTCAAACTGTATGACAGCCGCCTAAGCAATGCGCAGTTGGTCGCGTTATCCGGCACGGGTTCATCGCTGGTGGCCGCCGAAGTCACGGGCGACACCGGCACCATCGCAGCCGAAGCGGAAGACGCCAACCAGGGCAACGTCATCCTGACCCTTCCAGCGCCAGCCTTGGGCCGGTTTCTGCGCATCGACATCGACAACCCGGCGGCGGCTTACACAGACATTGGCGTGCTGGCGGCGGGGGCGTTGTGGCGAACCATTCGCAGCATCGCTTACGGCATCGAGGAAGGGCGCCTTATGCTTGACCGGCGCGACCGGAACCCCTTCACCGGGGCTGAATTCCCCGTGCCGGCCATCGCCAATCCACGCTATGCACGCTTCACCTTGCCGGTGCTGTCAGACGCCGAAGTCAAAGCCTCTCACCGTGAATTGGTGCGCTTGCTTGGCGCGGCTGGCGATGGGCTTGTCATCCCTGAAATTGCGGATGGCTTGGCCGAACGCAACCGCCGCGCCTTGTGGGGGGCATTGAACGAGCCGGGCGGCAATTCCGGCACGGTCATGGTTGCTTACAATATCAATGAGCGCAGCTTTCTTGTGACGGAGCGGATATAATGCACGACGCATTGCGCGAAAAACTGCTGCACGCTCATGCGGCGGTGAAGGAACACGGCGCGATAAACGTCGCGTCCAAGGCAACCGGCATACCCTACACCACGATTCGGAAATACTACACGCAGGCGATGGTGGAACTCTCCTTGCCGGATGTGCGGCACCATCCGAAAAGCCTGGCGCACACGCCGGTTGTGGAGGCGCCACAGGCCGCCCGAAGCGAACTGGCAATCAATCTACCGCCAATCCAAAACGGCACCGCGCTTGCCTTCTCTGACTGCCATTGGACAAGCTTGATACAGCCCCGAAGTCTCGCCCATGAAGCGCTGCTTATCTTAGCCCGGCACCTCAAGCCGGGTTTTTTATTTTGTGTGGGCGACGCTTTGGACATGGGCAGCACCTCACGTCATTTGCCGCTCATGTGGTCGGACGTCAGCAAGCCCAAGGTGAAGGACGAACTCGCCGCCGGGCAGACGCATTTGCGCGATTTGCGCGAGGCTGCGGGCGATCCTGAATGCTACTGGATACGCGGCAATCACGATGACAGGTTCGACAAATATTTGGCGGCCCATGCGGCGGCGTTCGAAGGTATGGGCGCCTTCACGCTTGCCGATTGGTTCCAAGACTGGCGCATGTGCTGGCGCCTTGATGTTGGCGATAATGTCTCATTCGTGCATCGGTTCCATAACGGCGTTCATGCCGGTTACAACAACGCCATGAAGTCTGCCCGCACGGTTATCAGCGGCGACACACACGCGCTTGAGGTGAAGCCCTGGAACAATTGGACGCGGCGGCTTTGGGGCGTGCAATGCGGCATGATTGGCGATCCCGCTTGGCCTTGTTTCAATTACCGGCTGGCGCAGCCTGGCCAGCAGCAGCCGGGCTTTGTTGTGCTGACATGGAAAGACGGTGAGTTGATGACGCCGGAGCCGTGCGAAGTGGTGAACGGCGCGGCATGGTTCCGTGGTGAGCCGGTGGCCGGTCGCGTCAGGGTAAAGGCCGGAAGGGCCGCCGCGTGAGCGCAGACATCGCCGCCATTGTGCATGACGCGGAAAACTGGCGCGATAACCGTGACGCCATTGTGCGCGCGGCGCTGCAGGCCTTGGCACAATCGGGCGGCAGTCTGGATTTCCTGACCGTGCAATTCGCGCTTGCGGCGGCATTCAATGAAGCCGCGCGGCACGAGATGACGCGGCAAGGCTCAAGCATTGCCTGGGCCGTGCTGAAGCGCAACGCCGAACGATTAAACGCGCCTTAATGGTTGGAAGGTGAACCCATGTCTGCAAGCCGAAAGCCGCCCGAGAATAACCCTTTCGCCGCCGCGCTGCGCTTCCATGTCGAGGAAGCGATAGCCAATGGCGCGCGCGTCGCGATGCTGATTTGGGAAGGCGACAAAGGGATTGAGGTCGCCACGGTGCCGCAGAGCAAGGCGCTCGCGGTTGGGCTGATTTCCTGCGCTGACGATGCGCTTTTTCCTGACGTTGAAACCGATAACGAGGAGGATTGACCCGTGATCCCCGTAATCACCGCCCTACTGCCCGCCCTGGGCACGCTAATTGACCGGCTAATCCCTGACCGCGCGGCGGCTGAACGCGCCAAGGCGGAGATGGAGCAGCAGCTTGTGACGGCTGCAAACGCGGCTGCAATGGCGCAGGTTGAGGTGAATAAAGTTGAGGCCGCGCATTCCAGCGTATTCGTTGCCGGGTGGCGGCCAAGTATCGGCTGGGTATGCGCCGCCGGGCTGGCCTGGGCTTTCGTGGTCGCGCCGGTTGCGTCTTGGGCGCTGATGGTGCTGGGCGTTAAGGCCGAATTGCCGGCCATCCAGTTTGATCACTTGTTTGAGCTTGTCTTGGCCATGCTGGGCATCGGCGGATTGCGCACCTTTGAGAAGCTGCGCGGGGTGGCCCGATGATTTCCGCCCGGTGTGAATTGCGCCTAGCTGGCGTGCATCCTGACCTGGTGCGGGTGGTGCGGCGCGCGACTGAAGGCGGCGCGGTGTTCCGGGTGGTGGAAGGGCTGCGCTCACAAGAGCGTCAACGAGATTTGGTGGCATCCGGCGCATCACAGACCATGGCCAGCCGGCACCTGACTGGGC